TCTATCTCCCTGGTGAACACTTCCTCAATAGCATACAGCTCTCTAATCTCTTTGAACTGCAGTACATCTATCTCACTCCAGGACTTGGGCAGGTTCATCCTTTGGCATTTCCTTAGACAACTTAAGACCTATCTCAACCAAGTAAGGAACAGCAAGTTCTGCCTTGAGTTCTCTTATTATCTTTGCCTTGAGCTTGATGTGTGCATCTGTGTAGTGCTCAGTCTTGGTGAGGTCAGTACGCTTGAACAGGATAGCTAACATCTCTGAGATGTATCCCTTATGTCTTGAGTGCATCACCTTCTCAATGTGCTTAGTATCTCTTACTGTCAGCTTGAACTTCTCATCAAAGGCGGTGTAGGTGTAGTTCATGTGCTCAAATGAGGACTGTAGCTCTGGCTTCCCACTAATGTCATTGAACTCCTTAACACATTGCTTAAACTCCTCAATAGATACATCCTCCCAATCAGCCTCTGGCACACCTAAAAGTGCAAAGACATCAATGTGTTTTTCAATAGCATCCAGTTCTTGATTAGCATGGATTGTAGTGACTTCTTCAAACTGTTGCACCGTCAACTCAGTCAGTTGATTGGGTACTTCCTTTCCTAAAATTGTTACCATAAATATAATTTTTAACAAATATAATACTTTTTACAATATAGGGTATGGATAGACCAGTTTACAAGATCACTATTGATGAAGCCTACTCCGATGGAGAGGACTTAGGGGTGGAGATGATTGCCTTTACTGCCAAGCCTGCTATCAAGGTGAAGGGTATGGCATTCAATTCTCATATTGCTATGACATTCAGTGATGATGTTAAGATGCGGATAGTTGCTCCTGCCATGATACCAATGAACATCTACAGAAAGGATGAGGATGGTGAAGAGTATGATGTACAATTCTCAGCAGAAGTGATTGAGGCTATACACGCTAAGTTCATGCTTAACCTTAGCAACAAGAACATCTTTAACCTTGAGCATGATACAGAGGAGAAAGTCCCTGCATACATCCTTGAGGCTTGGATAGTGGACAGCCCCACTACTGACAAAGCATTCACAACATACGGCATTGAGGTACCTAAGGGCACATTGATGTTGACAAGCCAAGTTACTGATAGAGAATACTATGATAAACTGGTTGAGTCTGGTCAAGTAGGGTACTCCATTGAGGGATTCTTAGGCATGAAATTATCGGAACAATTAAAACTAAATACAATGAAGTTACCAGATGGAGAACACATGATTGAGGATAAAATCTACGTTGTTAAAGACGGAGAAGTTATTGAGATCAAAGACGTACCTGCACCAGCAGAGGAAGAAATGGCTGCTGATCCTGTGGCAGAAGAAGAAGCTGAAGTTGCAGCAGAAAATCCAGAGGCAGAGGCTGAGGATGCTGAGGCTGATGCACCAGTACAGGAGGAGATGGCTATTGACCCAGCGGTTGATACAGAAGCTATCCTTGCTATCGTAGCACCAATGCTTGAGGAGCACATGAATGCAGTGATCAGAATGATTGCTGACTTAAAGAACCAACTTGAGGAAAGTCTTGCTGTTGAGACTGAAACAGAAACAGAGAATGTGGAGTTGTCTTCACATGAGAAATTTAAAGAATTCGTAAAATTTTCAAAAACCAAATAACATGAACCGTAACCTTAAATTCGATTTAGATATCGAAACAAACGCACTATTAGCTGCGAACCCAGAGGAGTTTTATTCTAAGGCTTATTTATCAAGCCCAGATATTCCTAACAACTTCCGTACTTTACCAGGTGTAAAGTCAAAAACAAAATTAGCCAATGTAGTATTTGGTCAAGTGTTGCAAGCATATAACTGTTCTTTCTCACCAAGTACTGACTTATTAGATGCTATTGATATTGATGTATGTTCATTGTCTGCTATGGCTGAGCTTTGTCAGTTTGACTTAGAGCAATCATTTTTAGCTTTGCAAATGACTAAAGGTTCTAATGGTGACTTCACTGTTGCATCTTTCATGGCATACTACTGGAATGAGATGGCTTTGACTATTGGTCAAGATATTGAGTTATTAAGATGGCAAGGAAATGATGCATCTCAGGATCCATTATTGTCTTTGTGTACTGGATACTTATTCAAGATGTTCTATGATGCAGATGTTGTAGGTTTATACAATGGAGCTATTACTTCTGGTAATGTTATCGCTGAAATGGAAGCTATTGTTTTAGCTGCTCCTTCTGCAATAGTTAGACGCAAAGCTGACTTAAGAATGTATGTTTCAACAAACGTAGCTAATGCTTATGAGCTTGCTGCTGCATCTGGTAACACTCAAACTTATGTTACATTACCTTTAGGATTAACTTTCTTAGGTATCAATGTAGTGACTTGTGAAGGTATGCCAGACAACACTATTGTGTTGACATTGAAAAATAATCTTATATACAGTTTCGATGCTGAAGGAGATTCTAAAGCATTGAGAGCAATTAACTTATCTGACTCTATTGCTGAGCCTGTATTAAGAACAAGAGCTAACATGAAAGTAGGTTTCCATTACACGAACCCTACTGAGATTGTTTTGTATAATGATTTCTACATCTAAATATAAGGGAGGTAGTAAGTGCCTCCCTATTTTATAACATTTAAAAAATATAATTATGAGCTGTGAAGCATTAATTGCCATAACAAAAAGCTGTGACAACAACAGCGGTGGCATCAAAAGAATTTACATCAATCTACAGGATAATGTAGACATGGATACATTGGCAGTAGAAGATCCAGCTGGAACACCTGCTGAGCAGTTTACTATTGGCACGCTTGACTTAGTAGTTGCAGCAGATCCATTCACTGAGTTTGAGTTCAGACGTAATACATCTGGATACACAGAAGAGAGCTCTATTGACTTAATCAATGGTTCAAGTTTTGTGACTCAAACTGTTAACCTAATGTTCCACAGAAGAGAGGCAGCTAAGTCTAATGCAATCAAGGTACTTGGTTCTGGACAGCAGTACTTATCTGCTGTAGTTGAGGATCAAAACGGCATCCTTTGGTTCTTCCCATTCTTGCAGTTGACTGCATCTGGAGAAGGCTCAGGTACAGCCCGTGCAGATGGTTCTAAGTACAGTGTTACTCTTCTTGCGGAGAATGACCAGTTGGCTTATGCAATGGACCCTGCTGTGTTGACTGGTTTATTATAACCCTATCATATCTATAAACAGCCTCATCTCGGTGGGGCTTTTTTAATTATTATAAACACGTTGTACAATATAGGTATGATATATCTTGAGAAAGACACAGTCAACTTGTTTGTTCTGACCCTTACAGAGGTCACAACCATCCCAGACCCTTACTACTTGTTTGAGTTTGAGGATGAGTTTAACACCACACCCGACCCGATATACTGGGAAGGTACAGATACCTCTGCATACACCTCAAGATTTAACCTGTTTACAATGGATGAGCCTACAGATATTGACTTTGTGAAAGGTCAGTATAGATACAAGGTGTATCAAAGCTCAGTGCCTACCCTTGACCCTACTGGCTTGACCATGATAGAGGAAGGCAGGATGGTTGTAGCAGGTCCACAAATTAATTCAATATATGACTAATGGCATGGTATAGTAGATTCATTAACAACAAGCCACAAACTACAGAAGTAGTGGAAGGTTATCAATCATTCAGCACACCCTTTGGTAATGTGGGAGGTGCTAACCTATCACTGCCTTATGTTAATGGCAGGCACCAGATAGCTGGATATATACCATTTGGAAATAACAACCTTTTTCCAGAGCTACTCAACCAACTCTACTACACTTCACCTTTACATGGTGCTATAGTGGACTTCAAGACCAATGCAATAGTTGGTGGTGGGTACACTCTTGAGACTGCTAAGATGACATCTGATGATAAGTTAAAGCTGTACACCTTTGAAAAAAAGATGAAGCTCAACAAGACCAGTAAGGCTATAGCTCAGCAGTTGATAGTACACCACAGAGTTTACTTTAAGTTATGTTACAATAAGAAAGGTGAGCTGTACAAGATAGAGAATGTATCACCAGAGAAGGTAAGGGTATCCAGAGACAGGATAACTTACTTCATGTGTGATGACTGGTCATCCCGTATTGATGTGATACCTATCAAGAAGGCACACCCTACCAACACTGACCTTGAGCAGTTGTATGTTTATGAGATTATGACATTAGGTCAAGAGTGGTATTCTTTGCCGCAATATACAAGTGCACTTAACTTTGCATTCCTATCTGGTGAGCTTAGCTACTTTGCTAAGAGTAACATTCAGAACAGTGTGTTCCCTTCCTTTGCTATGATGTTCCCTAAGCGACCACAGAGTGAAGAGGAGAAGCACATGATTAAGAACACCATTGATAGGTTGAAAGGTGCAGCCAATGCTGGTAAGGCTGTTGCATTCTTTGCTAACTCAGCTGACCAACTACCAAAGATAGAGGCACTACCAGTCAACAACAATGATAAACTCTTCCATGAAGCCTCTGCACTCAACACTGAGCAGATATGCTTCTCACATACTATAGATCCTATACTGATGGGTGTAAGGACCACAGGTTCACTTGGTGGTGGAGCTGACATCAAGCAGGCTTATGTTGTGTTTGAGAAGAATGTAGTGATGCCATTGAGAGACCAGGTGGAGGAGATAGTTAACGAACTATTAGCACTGGCTAAGATACCAAGCACTTATATGCTCAACAACTTCCAGATAATTAATGAGACTATCGTAGAGATAGAAGGAGATGCATCTAAGACAGCTGATGCCATCAACTCATTGAGTCCATTGGTAGCTACAAAAGTACTTAATGCAATGACTCCGAATGAGGTAAGAGCACTTGCATCCTTACCTCCTATAGAAGGCGGAGATGTAATACCAACAGAAACACCTGCACTATGATATACTTTATAACAGAAACCTATCTTAAGACCAACACTCCTATCACAGCTAATGTGGATGTGACTGATGTTACTCCATACATAGCTACTCAGGCACAGCTTAGAGTGATGCCTATCTTAGGAACAACTTACTACAACTATCTACTGGCAGCATACAATGCTCAGACCTTGACTGTAGATGAAGAGGCACTTGTTGCCTTCATTCAACCAGTCATTGCTTGGAGGTCAGCAGAGGATGCTATCTTTGGCTTGACATACCAACTTAAGAACAAAGGACTGCAGACTCAGTTCGGTGACTTCTCAGGTTCTGTGAGCCGTAGTGAGGTTGCATTCGGTATGGAGCACTATGCACAGAAGGCTTCATTCTTTGAACAACGATTGATTAGATACTTGATAGCTAACAAGGCATTGTATCCTGGGTTCACAGACCTTACTAACAGAGATACTGACCTAAGACCAATGATTGATGCCTGTGATTGTAATTGTGTAGGGCAGTGCCATAGTGGCTGTCCATGTGGGGGGATGAGAGAGAACGGATACAACAACTCAATACTAATATTGTAATGGCATTTAATGAGATAGCATTCACAGTGATCACAGTACTAATGTCAGTGATAGGATACTTCCTAAAAGGACTGCATAGTGACCTAAGATCTGTGGTAGATGAACAGAAGAAAATAATTGAGACTCAAGGAAGTCTTAAAGGTAAGATTGACCTGGTTGACAATGAGTCAAGGTTCAAGTATGAAGCCATTGAGAGAATGACTCAGCTTGAGATCAAGCATCTGGCAGAGCAAATCAGTGATTTAACTCACTCAGTGAAGAAACTAATTGAACTACAACTAACGAAATGAGCATAAAACAAAGATGGTGTGCTAAGACTCCAAGATTTTGGAAGAAAGTACAGAAAATATCCATACTAATAGGAGCCGTTGCAGGCGTTATTATTGCCGCACCTATAACTTTACCTGTTGCAGTGGTCACTGTGGCATCCTACGCCATCACAGTGGGTACTGTGGCGGCTACATTATCACAACTAACAGTTCAAACCAATGACAAACGTAAAGAGCTACACTGATAAGCAACTACTTGATAGAGTAGAGGGCTTAAACTCCTATCATGGCATTCCACTTGCTATGTGGTTGTTGTTTGTTAGGTCTAATGAGGATGGCAATGACCTGTTTGATGACAAGTGCTACATCTTTAAGGGCTCAACCTTCCAGTTCATGACCTCTTGCACCACCAACAAGGGCAACAAAGGTACTGCTGTGATGGAAGCTGACCAATGGAACTATGACTCTTATGCCTATGGACTGCATAGAGGCAAGATGCAAGCTGTAAGACAGATTAAAGGTGTGCCATACAGAAGAGACTTTACAGTTGATGGTAAGACCAACCCTACTACAGAGATAAAGACTGACCTCATCTACATGAACATACATGGAGCAACCTACAACAAGGGCTCACAACAAGTAGCAACTAAGATAGGTGGATGGTCAGAGGGTTGCTTGGTCCTTAACAACAATGCAGACTATGAACGTATGGTCAAGATAGCAAAGGACCAGGAGAGAGTATCAATGGTATTAATTAATGAGTTCTAATATGGCAAAGAAAGTAGGCAGACCTAAGAAAGTGGATCTTATCATTGAGACCAACAAGGCAGAGATAGAATACCACAAAGACGGCACCAACCATGACCTCAAGTATGATGGTAAGAAGGTAGATGTGCACATCACTAAGGATGATCAAGGTACAAAAGTAGAGGTTAAGTCAGAGAATAAATTTCTCAAAGCTATTGCAACCTTAGCATCCAAGTTCATTGTAAAGAGATTCAAGAAATCTAAGTAAACCCTTTATACATATAGCTTTTACGCTCTCTTAGGAGGGCTTTCCTTATTTAGAATCATTATAAATTATAATTATTTTCAACAAATTGTTTATTATTATTTGCAAGTATGGAAATTTTGAGTAGATTTGTAAGGTAATCAAAACAAAGCAACATGAAAAAGTTTATTAAAGAATGTGAAGAGTGCCAAGGTAACGGCAGAACCTACACCAACAGTACTTGGGACAATGACCCTCAATATGATGTATCTTATGAATGCAAGTATTGTGAGGATGGTTATGTACAAGACAGTGAGGCTATCAATGAAGCTATTGAGGATGCTCAGTACATGATTGATGGTATGATCACCAGACTTAGGATGACATCAGACAACATCAAGATGAGTTCTAAGTATGAGATGCTACCAGACTTTACTGCCAGCTATAAAAACAGACTGCACACACAAGCACGTGCACTTGCAAGACTTGAGATGTACAAAGCTAACCTTCAAAATTTATAATCATGAATGACAATCACAGAGCAATACTTGACACCCTTATCATGGGGTGTCTTATCGTAGCAGTCACAACATTCCTTATTATCATAGGAGTAATAGGATGACAAACTTAGCAATAATCACAGGGTGGGATAGGTTCAATGAGAGCCTGTACTAC